CAACATTTTCGGCTTCGACATAGCCGGCATCGACAAAATTTTGACAGGCGTCGCGTCGGTACTCACTGCGTTGCTCGGACTGCTCGGCCAGTTGATAGTTTCTCGCGGTGTTCACGCCGGCCTGCGCGGGACGCTGCTGAGCTATAGCCGCTCATGGAATCAAGCCGTGATTCCTCACGGAACGCATGATGCCCGCTCGCGGTAAGCTGCTCGGCAGATTTGAAGCGTGGACAGAAGGCGACGGCACGATTCGCTTTGTGCCCATCGCGCCGACCGTCTCAGCACTCGCCCTCAGCCTGGTGTGGCCGTGCGACTACCGACCTGCGCAAATCAAATACCCGTATGGCGAAAAGCGCAGGGACTTCGACCATGAAGGCGTTGACATCGTGGCGCCGATGGGTTCTATCGTCCGCGCGCCCGTGATTGGCGAAGTGTTCCAGGCGGGTGAGTGGGGAAGTTTCTATGGGAAGCGTGTAGCGATACGCTTCCTGGTCAACGACAAGCAATATGAAGTCTACCTGGCCCATCTCTCACGGATCGACGCGCGGATGGGCCAGATCGTTGCAGCGAGTGAGCAGGTCGGCCTGAGTGGCAACAGCGGCAACTCGACCGGGCCGCATCTGCATTTGACTCTGCGCGATCCATCGAATCCGCTCGTGTTGCGCGGAGTCAAGGCGACGTTCAATGGCTGCATCGATCCGCAGCCGCATCTCGTGATGCCATGACGAAACTTCCTGTCAACACAAAAACAACAGGAAAACGCAAGCCAACACCCTCAGCCTGGAAGAAGGGACAAAGCGGTAACCCGAATGGCGCGCCGAAGCGTGGCGAGTCCTGGCGCGAGATTATCGACTCGGTCGGCAAGATGTTTGCTGAGGAAATCTCGGAAGAGGTCGGCAACAATGACCTGGGCCGCGCTTACCGTCAGTTGCCGCGCGGTATTGCGATGAAGCGGCTCGTGGTGATGCGCGTATTCGCGGCGCTCATGTTCGAGCCAACGGCCGGCTTGTGGAATCCACTCATGGAGCGAGTCGAGGGTAAGGTCATTCAGCCAATCAGTGTATCATGGTTGGACAAGGCGCGCGCCGCCGGCCTAAGTCTTGAGGAGGCGCAGAGGCTGTATGCAAGCATGGTCGAGGCTGCAAGAGAGCGACTTGTTAGAGTCGATGGTGACGGCAGCTTGGGAACAGGCGCTATCGGAGAAGATAGCGAATAGGACGGCATTCGTCGATTGGTTGCCGCGCATCTCGCCCGAACTGCATTGGGACTGGCCGTACATCCGATACGCGCGCGAACACCTTGATCGCATTACGTCGGGCGAGATTCACAAGCTGATGATTTTCATGCCGCCACAACATGGCAAAAGCGCACTGGCGACGATACGGTATCCAGTCTATCGGCTTGAACGCAATCCGGCATTGCGGGTCATCGTCGGTGCTTACAATCAATTCTTATCTGAGAAGTTCTCACGCCAAGCGCGCCGTCTGGCATCATATCGAATGCAACTCAGTCCAGAGCGCACGGCGGCTTACGACTGGGAAACACAGCAGAGTGGCGGGATGCGCGCGGCGGGTGTGGGAAGCGGCGTCACTGGCATCGGCGGCGATCTAATTATCATTGATGATCCGGTGAAGTCACGTGAGGAAGCTGAAAGTCAGGCATACCGCGACCGCGTGTGGGATTGGTACTCGAATGATTTGTACACGCGGCAAGGGCCTGACTGTGCATTCATTCTCATTATGACGCGCTGGCACAAGGACGATCTGGCCGGTCGCATCCTGGGCGGTGACGATGGCCCGAACTGGACGGTAATCAGCCTGCCCGCCGAGGCTGAACCAGACGATCCGCTTGGGCGCGCGATAGGTGAGGCGCTATGTCCAGCCCGGTTTGATGGCGCTGCGCTCGAAGATTTCAGGCGCACACTGGGCCGCGACTATCACGCGCTATATCAGCAACAACCGCAAGCGCGCGAAGGCGGCATGTTCAAAGAGATATGGCTGCCGCTGGTCGATGCGGTGCCGGTGCAGGCGCAACGTGTGCGCTGGTGGGATAAAGGCGCGACGGTGGGCGACGGCGATCCGACTGCCGGCGTGCTCGTGGCGTATGCAGGCGGCATCACGTATATCGAGGATGTGGTGCGCGGCCAATGGGCAGCGGGCGAACGGGATGCGATCATTCGGCGCACGGCAGAAAAAGACGCAGAGGCATTCGGGCCGGTCACATATTGGGGCGAACAGGAACCAGGCGCGAGTGGCAAGGATGCAGCCGCCGCATTCGTCAAACTCCTGGCCGGTTTTCCGGTCTACACCGAACCGACCACGGGCAGCAAAGAGACGGCCTGTGATCCGTTGGCATCACAGGCTGAGGCGGGGAACGTGCGAGTGAAGCGCGCCGCCTGGTCATCGGCTTTCATCGCCGAGGCATGTGATTTCCCGTCGGGCAAGCACGATGACCAGATCGAATCGGCGGCACGTGCATTTAATAAACTTGCGCGCTATCCGGCGCCGGCGTCAGGGACGAACATCGAAGCGCGCCAGATTCATGCACCCAAGCCGCGTAGTGGGTGGCAGAGAGGATAAGCGGCATGAAGAAAGTCAAATTAACTGTTAAAAAAGAAGATTCCGATGTGTTCGTTGTGTATGCCCAGGTAAGTGTTGAAAAAAAGGACTTCGATGAAATCGCCGTACGTGCTAAATATGAGAATGATGAACATTCTCGTCATGGCGATCAGTTCAAATGGATTATCAGTGAAACCAAACTTGTATATATTGAAGTGTCATCCAACGATCCGATATTGTCTGTACAATTGATATGAAAGCAAACAATATGCCAGCAAAACGTAAACCGACAACCGTCACCCGCGCCTATCTCACTCGCACCGTCAAGTCTCTGCGCCGCGAGATGGACACTCTGCGCACCGACGCAGAGAAGCGCATCAAGGCCGCGTACTGGTCAGGCATGAACGATGGCGAGGACGAGCCGCCGCAGACTTTCGGCGGCAAGCCGATCAGGCATGGCTATCGCGCTCGTATCACGATCCGTGACGAAACGCAGACCAGCCAGGAAGCCGCGATTGAACGCAGCTATAGGCAATATGCAACGAACCCTCTCGCGTATGCCATCGCCAATACGCGTACTGATTACGTGTGGGGCGATGGCCCAGTCATCACCGCAGAGAACGAAGATGTGCAGGCTATCCTCGATACACATTGGTACGACGATACGAATGACTGGGAAGGCAAAGGCGCGCAGCGCGTGCGCGACCTGGGTCTGTATGGTGAGTTGTTCATTGAGGCATTCGTGCGTTGGGATGGCGTTATCGGCGATGGCGCAATCAAGCTCGGCGCAATCGATCCGGCAGAGGTTGACCAGATTGTGACGGATGCCGATAACCGTGAGGAGATTGTCGCGGTTCGTCTAAAGGCGGTGGCGAACGAACCGCAGCAGCGCGGGCGGTTGCTCAAGATCGTCTGTATCGATCCTGAGACGGGCCGACTGCACGGAGTGAAATCGTCATCGTTCGCAGTCAATCGCGGCCATGAATCGGGCGACATGATTTCACGCTCGCGTCGCCGCTGGCGCGTGACTGAGACCAATCGACAGACGGACAAGTTTGCTTCCGGTTGGTCGAATGCGCGAGCGACTGAAGTTTGTCGTGGTCGCGCCTGGCGTGTGAGCGAAGCACACGGCGGTATCATGTACCAAGACCATGAGGGTGAATTGGTCAAGGACATTCCATATGATGGTCAGTGTTTCATGGCACAGGTCAATAAAACCAGCATCGGTATGCGAGGCCGGCCTGATGGGTTGGCTGAGCTTGATTGGTTTGACCGTTTCGACCAGATGTTTTTTGACTTCCTTGAACATGCGGCATTGCTCAAAGACATCGTGTGGGATCATCTTGTGCAGGGTGCCGACGAAAAGATAATCGACAAGGAAAACAAGAAACTCGTTGCCAGTCTTAGGGCGGGGGGAATATGGAGCCACAACGAGGGACAAACTCTAACTCCACAGAACCCCGATTTGAAAGGCGCCGATTGGGCATCGTTGCACGATGTCATTCTCAGCTTCATCGCTGGTGGCGCACGCCTGCCGGTCTATATGCTTGGCAGTGGTGGCGATGCGAATCTGGCAACGGCGACTGCACAGGGCAGCCCGACCTACCGTGGATTCGAGACACGGCAGGGCGTCATACGCCGGATACTGATTCGCATCTTGCAATATCAGATCGATTGCGCAGTCGAAGCGAAGCGCATACCGGAATATGTTGAAGTGATGGACGAGAACGGCGAGCCGAAAGTAGACAAACTAGGCTTGCCGCTCAAAGTCCTGGCGCGCGATGCCTTCGCGGTGCAGATGCCGGAAATCAGTCCGCGCGATACGGCAGCAGCGGCGACTGTATTTTCAGCAGTGGCGACAGCAATCACGAGTCTATATTCGATGAAGCTGCTTCCACTTCAGACAGCAGTCGAACTTGAGGCGCGCGCGGCTGAACTACTCGGCGTTGAAATTGATGTGGACAAGGTAGTCGCGGCGCTTCAGGCCCCGACGGATATGTCGGGGCTGGCTGATGCGCTGGATAAGGCAGGCGACATGGGCGCGCCGGGAGGCAACGGACAGGAACCCGGCGCTGATCTGTCCGCGCTGTTGGCGTCGATGAACCAGAGCGCACGGCAAGAGCCAAAGGAGAATGGAGAGACATGAGCATAACACTTTTGTTGCTTATCGCTGCTGCGTTGTGCTTTGCGCTCTCAGCCCTGGGCGTATCCAGCCGGATCAATCTGCAATCCCTGGGCTTGCTGTTCTGGATTCTGACGCTCATCATCTGACGGGGTGAGGCTTGATAGATACTGTCATCGGTTTGGCATTTACGCTACCTATCACGATCCATATGCCTTGTGGGTTCTCATGGATCGTTGAAAAGGTCGAAGATATTCCTTTGAGGGACACACCTTGTCCATGCCTCAATCCGAACCATTGGTTAGTCAAGGTGTTCGAGAAGGAATCGAGAGTCATTGGGATTTCTAACGCTGATCTGAAGGGGTGACAGTGCTCGATCTGGATATGTTCATCCGATGGGGCCAGGCGATGCAGCGCGGCGAGTACATCGGCCTGTATCCTCTGCCGTTCGCCTGGATTTGGGCAGCGCTGTCTGCGCTGCCTTATCCCGTCCTTGTGTTCGGTGTGCTCCTGATCTCGCTCGTTCTCCTGATCGTTCTCTTTCGCCGGCGTGCTCTGTTCTGGATGTGGTATGCGCCGTTCATCGTGACGATCGGCTTCGGCCAACTCACGATGGTTTGGCTTGGCCTGTTGCGCCTCAACCGCTGGTGGTCGTGGCTGCTGCTGACACTCAAGCCGCACTGGCTGCTATTTGCGCTGCCGGGCATCGTTGCCGCGCCACGCCAGGAGCAGAGGCGATTCGTGCTCAGCGCGGCGATGCTGTATGGATTGACGTTACTCATCCGCCCGCAATGGCCGGCGGAATGGATTGGCGCATTGGCGGCGGAAGGGCGCATCAATGGCGATTCGTTCTCGCTGTGGGGTGTGCCTGCATTGGCGCTTGCGGCGCTGTTGCTGTTCGTGCTGCTGCGCCGCCTGCCGTGGCTGACGCTGGTAACTGCCTTCAATCCGCTTGTAAGGTCATACGACTACATGGTTTTGGCCGACAAGCCGAACCTATTTCTGATTACCGTTTCTTGGGTGGCGCTGTTGCTGAACCGTTCAACTAATGCTTTATGGCCGTATGGTCTGATTGGTTTGTGGTACGGCTTACAGGTCGTATGGCATGAAAGGAGCCGCGAATGGACAGCGATCCGAAACAAACCATCGTTCATCGAGATTTAATCCTAAGAGGAAATCTAAAGATTGTGCTTCAGTGGGATTTGGATCATCACGAACCGTGTTTATATCTTGATGACATATGTTTAACTCATCTAATTCAAGACCATTTTTTGCCGGATTGGATTGAGGGAGAAAGTATGCCAGAAACCAATCTGGGAGAATTTGAAATAAGGATTACTTCTAGTGCCTGACGATCCACGCAAGGGTAGTAAAGGCGACTACATCGCTATGCTGGACGCACTCGCTCGACAAGCGAACCGCCTAGAGGATGAAGCCGTGCGGCGTGCGGTGCGCCTGCTGCAAGACGCTCTGCGTGAGATTAACCAGCGCGTCTTGACGGCTGAAGGCTGGCGCTTGTCGAATCTAGAAAACCTACAGCGCCAGGTCAACGACATCATGGAGCGATTTCGTCGGCAGTACACCGACGCATTCGCAGAGATTCAAACGTCAGCCTATCGTCTCGGCGCGCAATCGGTCGATGAACCCTTGCGAGTCTCGGGCTTGCGCCTGGATCCGGCGCGCCTGAACCCGCTTGTGGTTGCCACGCTCCAAGGATTCAGCGCCGATTTGATTACCAAAATCAGCGAGAATGTGCGCACGACGATAAACGGAACGCTTACGCAATCCATGCTCGGCTTGATGTCGCCATTCGAGGCGCAGCGGCGTATTGCAGATATTGTCGGCGCAAAGGACAAGCTGAGCGAATTGACAGGTATCTCGGCGCGCGCGGAATCCATCTTTCGTACCGAGGTCGGGCGCGTGTACTCCATCAGCACACAGGCGCGCTTGATGCAGGTAGCAGAGACGGCGCCGGATGTTGAAAAGGGTTGGATTGCCACGGGCGATCACCGCACACGCAGCGGACATCTCGCGGCGCATGGGCAGAGAGTGAAAGTCGATGAACCATTCGAGGTCGCTGCTGAGCGCGGCGGGCCGAAAGAGAAACTCATGTATCCGCGCGATCCACGCGGTAGCGCGGAGAATACGATTAACTGCCGGTGCAGACATATCGTATGGCGCGAAGGATACGGTGACTTCGTGCCGCGCACAACGGCGCGCGTAGAGCAAGAAATTGAGCGACGAGGTTAAGATGATTGCGGAAGATGATTACACTGTTTTCTGGTCAGGTGCGCGTAAAATGATTGCAGAGATGTTTACCCGCGCAATATCGGCCAGTGAAACCGAATCGCCTTTGTGGGATACATCAAATGTGCCCCGCATTGTCCCGGTTGATCTGATTGACGTAAAAACCCCAGATGGGAGGTTGATACATCTCAACAAAATGCTTGTCATTCTACCCGTTGGCGACTCAGGGTTGCTTGTAAAAATCTATGCTTTCTTTGCCTTCGATGCAATCGGAAACACGATCTACTATATTCCCAACCGTGAAGCACGCGAGAAAGCCTCAGAGATTGAGCGGCGCACATGAGCGTAAAGCCTGTCTTCCCGCGCGACATCCCGCCGCGCATGGCGCGCCTGGTCATCAGCTACGCGCGCGTGATCGTGCGAATGTCGCCGGAGCGAGCCGAGGTTGCAGTCCGCGCGATGGAGTCGGTCATCGCGGAATGGCGGCAAAAACCAACCCAAAACCAACGTCTTGACAATCGGCGAGAAAAGTTGTAGGATAAGCGTGTAACTGAATAAGCAAGTCCCTTTGATAAACTTCCCCTTCGGGGGAACTGGGGTCTAGGGCAATCGGCTTTTGAGCTGATTGCCCTTTTTATTTGCCTATGCCATACGCCAACGTACCCGCCGACAAAATAGCCGCGATGGATTCCTGCGTTGAGCAGGTCATGGCCGAACAAGGCTATGAGAAGGAACGCGCTATCGCCATCTGCTATTCATCAGTCGTCGAAGGTCTCGATCTCAAGTCGGAGATGGAGAAGCACAACATCTCTGCCGAAGCCTTCACTGGACAACGCGTCACCCTCTCTGACATTCACCTCGAATCCCCGCTGGACAAAACAGGCCGCTCCTGGGAAGTCGTCATTATCGGCCCCGAAACGCAAGGCGATGTACAGACCATCGAGGGCGTGCAGTACATCCGATCCAAGAACAGCCGCCTGTGGTCTATCTCCGCGCTTGAAGCTGCCACCTCAATGTTCGAGGGCGCGAAGGTCTACGACGATCATCTGACTGACGCGGAATTTCAGCAGCGCGGCGGCATGCGACCGCCGGGCCGTGACTGGCTCGGCTCGCTTGTCGGCGTGCGTTGGGATCGCGCGACGCAGAGTATGCGCGCGATATTCAAGACAGTCGATGACGCTTTCGCGCGCAAATTGGTGCGGGCGCAAGAGGGTGGCATTCTCAAAACGATTGGTCTCAGCATCGATGTGCTGCGCGATTTCGTTCGCAAACGCATCGGTGAATCAGTCTTTGAATTGGTCAACAAAATCACCCGCGTCATCTCTGTTGACGCGGTGGGCGACCCAGCCGCCGGCGGTCGTTTCGTGCGTGCGCTGGAATCTCTACAACACGTGCCACACGCACGGGAGGCGAACATGGAAGAGATGATGCAACAGATCGAGCAGATTATGGCCGCAATCGAAGCTAGTATGCTGCCAGATGACGGGAAGGCGCAACTCAAGGCCATGCTCGAGCAGATCAAGGCCGGTCTGGGTGCTGCACCACCCGCCGAGGCAGTGACGCCTGAGGCAATGCAGCAGGCGACCGAGGCCAAAGTCGCGGCAGCGAAGTACGCACTGCGCACGATCGAGGCCGTGGTCAAGGCCGCTGGCGCGAAGCCTGCGCCAGTTGCGGTGCAGGCGCCGCCTGCGCCGGGACTGGCCGATGTGGATCGGAAACTCCAAGAGGCCGACCGCAAGCTGACCGAAGCGAAAGCGACCGCTGAGCGCATCCTCGAAGCGGCGCGCGTCAGCCAGTCGCAACAGGCACTCGAAGCGGCGCTGACCGAATCGGGCTTATCGAAGCCGATCCGCGAACTCATCCGCGAGCAGTTCGAGGGCCGTGCAGTCGAGGCCAACACTATCAAGGCGACCATCGAGAAACACCGCGCGGCATTCCTGGCTGATGCCGATCTGGGCCATGTGACTGGACATGGCGGTGCCCGCCCACGGATCAAGGTCGGCGTGAACGAAGCTGATCAATTTGTCCTTGGCTTCGTGCGTCGCGTCTGGGGCCCGAACGGCCTACGCAAGTTCGCCAAAGCGTTCGAGATGAAGTGGAAAGATGGCGCGCCGGTGATCGGCGCCGCGCAGGAAGCCACTGCCGATCCATCGTTCGGCTTGTCGGCA